CATCGGGTGTGCGTTCATTGCTCGTTTCAAAGATCTGAACGACGACCAAAAAAGCGAATGTCTTCTTCTCGCTAACGTGATACGGCGCGCGATCGACAAACAGATTCTTTTTGATTTATTGACAAACCACATTGTCGATAAAACACGCGAAGAACTCGATGTGTATATAAAATCAAAATCAGACGGCCACATGTTACGGATTTATAATTTCGTCCATAACTACAACGACTCCGTACTGCCGGACAGAAATCTTGCACTCGCCATCGACGACGTAGACAGAAAGGATCTTTACGACTGCTTTTCCGGCGTTTATAAGAGCGCCGTTATGTTTGCAGGAAAATCCATTGAATGACAAGGAGAAAGAAATGGAATTCATCAAAGCAATTATTTATGCGATTGCGTCGGCACTCATGCTCGGCGCAATTATCTTTGCACCGGCGATCGCGGGAACTGTAGCGATTTTTTACGTGTCCATCTTGAGCGGATACCTCGGCCTCGATATCTGGGGGATGATTAAGACCACCACAATCCTGCCTCCCGGCGAATATAAGTCCATGAAAATAAACCGGTATATTCTGTGCGCCATATCCTATGCGGTTTTGATATGTGCGTCCTATTGGCAGACTTCGACTAGCGGAGTGAACCTCGATTCCGCCCTGTCCGTATTTGTCTGTGCCATTTTTCTTATGGTAGCGCTTTTAATTGGCGGCCTTGAGGGAAACAAGATCGCAACGGGCGTGAATGTTGAATCGAGTCCCGCAATGACCACCGTTGCAGCGAGTGCGCCCGGACAGGCACAGGCATGAGCACGATAGTCGTCGCCGGTATTGGCATATTGCTTCTTATTCTGCTTGCAGGTTTTGCAGGAGGGGCAGTAATGCTCAACATGCAAAACAAAAAAGTACGGCAGGATTCGGAGAAAAAAGAAAGAGCCAAACAGGAATATCAGGCAAATAAAAAAGAAGTATTTCAGGAGGTTTTCGGAAATGCTGAAAAAAAGAAAGCAGAACTTTCTAGCGGCAATGACGCTCGCGCTCGCTTTGACGCTATCAACAACAGCCTGCGAAACAACTCGGGTGGTAGTAAAACCGGAAATCCCTGAAGTAACTTTTCCGGTATTCCCTCCGCCAGATCCTGTAACGATGGACGAAAAAACGGAAATCGTTTCAATGCCTCTCTGGTATTGGGAAAAAATCGGAGAATACAACGTTGACGTAAAGGCCATCGAGGAATATTTAAACCGAATGAGGGCAATCGGAGCAGAAAAGGAAAAATGATGCGCGTGTACATATCCGGTCCGATGAGCGGAATACCAAACGAAAACCGTGCGGCATTCGAAGACGCCGAGAAAGCAATGAGAAAACGATTTGAATGGGTTGACAGTTTTTCCATCGTCAACCCTGTGCAAATCGGGAGCGCTTTAAGAGATCGATTCAAGGATATGTATTCATCTTCGGGAAAAACCGAAAAGCCCGGCTGGTGCGATTACATGCGCGAGGACATACCCGCGCTGTGTTCGTGCCATGCCGTTCTTATGCTGCCAGGCTGGCAGGAATCTGACGGCGCACAGATTGAGCGATATATCGCAACAAAATTGAAAATGCCGGTATTTGAAAATCTTAATGATATGGAAATTATGCTAACCCGTATTTTCAATCATAACTACTTACAAGAGGAGTGAAAAAATGGAAATCAAAAAAGATTTACTGCCGATCAATGGCTTTTCCCGTTCAGGAAGAAAAATTGAAAAAGTTCGAGGCGTTGTACTGCACTATCTTGGCGCGAGCAAGCAAACCGCGAAACAGGCAAGAGATTACTTTGCAGGGCTTGCAAATCAAGATTCAACCGACAACATTCCTGATAGATCCGCAAGCGCTCATTACATCATCGACTTTGACGGAGTTATCTTACTTGCCGTACCGGAGGATGAGAAAGCATATCATTGCGGATCAAACCAAAAGGATTTTGCAAGCGGAAGAATATACACGGATAAAGCTCGATCGATCTTTGGCGTATACGCATCACATCCAGACGAAACAAGCCCGAACACGGTTTCAATTGGCATCGAGATGTGTCATGTCGATGGCGGTATTTTTACGAACGAAACACTGGAGGCGGCAATAGAACTCTGCTCCGATATTTGCACGCGCTATTCCCTCGATCCTGAAACACAGATTCTTACGCATAAAGAAGTGGTTGGATGGAAGGACTGCCCGCTGCTGTGGGCAAAGAACCCCGATCTGTTTTCGGCTTTCAAACGAGAGGTTGCTATACGGATGGTCGAAAGCAACCCAACGAACAATCAAGAAAAAAATAATCATGCTTAATAGTTTATTTATTTTTACGGAGTGATACTGGCGTTATGAAACGTATAAAGATTGATTCCGATATCGCGAGTTACGGCATAACAGCAGCCGCAATAAGCGCAGAAATCGATGCGGTTCCGCCCGAAGAAGAAATCGAGATCATAATCGCCTCTGCCGGTGGATCCGTTTACGAAGGCGTGGCGATATTCAACATCATTCGCGCAGCAGCGAAAAATCATATCGTTTCAGTTCTGATTCAAGGGCTTGCCGCATCAATGGCTTCATACGTCGCCCTTGCGGCGAAAGCTGGAAATCCGGAATCGATTATCCGCGTTGAAGACAACGCGGTATACATGATTCACAATCCCTATGTTATAGACATTGGTGATTATCGCCAATTCCAGAAAACGGCAACGTTGCTTGACCGTTTCTCCGCGCTTCTCTCGTCAACGTATTCCGTGATCTCAAAGAAAAGCGACAAGCAAATCCGTTCGCTCATGGATGATGAGACATATTATATCGGCAAAGAAATCGTCGACGCAGGCTTCGCTGACGAGGTTGTGTCGACAAGTAATGATGAAAACAATACGAACGTGGTCGCTCTGGGTCGTGACGCACTTATCGCTTCGGCGCGAATTTCAATAGACAAATCAAGGGCAACGCTCACAGAAAGCAGAGAACACGACGGCATGGAAAAAGCTGTCGCTTTATTGGATCAAACGGCGGGAAAACCAAACAACCCTGCCGCAAAAAATACAAACCCCGCAGTCGCGGGTATGGAGGAACGGATGAATCCGGAAGAACTCTTGGCAAAATACCCGGACTGTTACAAAGCGGTTCTGGCAAAGGGCGCAGAGCAGGAACACAAGCGTGTTGAAGCTCATCTGAAAATGGGCGAGGCCGCCGGATCGCTCGAAGTGGCCGCGAAGTACATTCGCGATGGATCCGGCCTTGGCGACGACACCGTTATCGCCGAATATCAGGCATCCGCGATGAAGAACAGGATGATCGTCGCTCGCGCGGGTGACGATCCCGCAGGCGGCGGCCAGCATAAACCTGGCAAGGACGACGGCAAAGCCGAGATGCTTGCCGCGCTCGATCATGAAATCGGAGCGAAGTAATGGAAAACATGATCACAACAACCTATGACCATTCAGCTCTTGGCATCGGAAATAACGAGTTCGAAACGAACGTTATCACTATTCCCGCAGGCGCATCGGTCGTAGAAGGCGACATGCTCAAGAGAGACGCAGGGACGAAGAAATTTGTGCGCGTTACCGACACCTCAACCGAAACGCCCGTTGCCATCTCGACGATCGCCGCGACAAACAGCGGAACAGCCGCAGCTGATTTCCCTCTTCGGGCGATCATCGGTGGGAAAGTCGCGGCAGGAAAAATCAAGGTTGCGGGCGTTGCGGCAAACGCTGCACAGCTCGACATGATTCGCAGCTACGGAATAATTCCGGAAGCTATCACCGATGTGTCCAAAACGGACAATCAGTAAAAAGCAAGGAGAAGCGCAATGCACGAATTTCTCGAGCGTATGCTCAAAATGTTTCGCAGCGCCCCGAACATCGAAAAAATGGGATTTCTCTCATCTTTCTTTGTGACGGAGGACGAGGATATCGTCGACACCGAGATGGTGAGTATCGATATTGTTCGCACGGACGAGGATGTTGCCCCGGTTCTTCGCGACCTCAAGACCGGCGCAGTTGCAATATCCGAAGATCTCTACACGAACAAGGCCGTAAAGCCGCCGGTTTACTCCCTCGAGCGGCCCGTCGGAATTTTCGAGCTGATGAAAAAACAGCCCGGCGAAACTGAATACGCAGCGATCGGATCTTGGATCGGACGCCTCATGATTATCCTCAAGGATTCTTTCGTGAAGATGACGAATATGATCAAGTATTCGATCGAGCTACAGGCGAGCCAGGTACTTCAGACCGGCCAGCTTTCGCTCACCGACGAAAAGGGCGTTGCCGCGTACACGCTCGACTACAAGCCCAAAGCGACGCATTTCCCGAGCGTTACGACCGCATGGACGAACGGCGCAGGCAATCCGATCGGCGATATCAACGCCCTCATGGATGTGATTCGCGACGATGGACTTGTCGATGTCGCGAACGTCATTTTCGGAAAGACCGCGTGGAACGACTTTATGGCAAACGCGGACGTGAAAGAAGCGTTGCGGAGAGACGGCACTGGACTTGGAGCGATAGACCCCAAGCTCGTTGGAAAGGGCGGTAAACACATGGGCTTTATCAACATCGGTTCTTATCGTGTTGAGCTCTTTACCTACAACGGGTCATACAAGGCATTCGGGTCCGCCACAAAGGCTCGCTTTGTAGGCGACAATAAAGTCATTCTTCTTCCCGACCTTTCCGAACTCGACTTTCGTCTCGTATTTGGCGGAATCCCGTCCATCGGCGTTGAAGCTCCTTTTGACCAGTTCCTTCCGGAGCGCGTATCGGTCAACGGAGCATTCGATTTCAGACCGCGCGTTTATCGCGACCAGAAAGGCGATACCTGGGTCGGAGAGATCAAGAGCCGCCCGATCTGCATTCCCGTCAGCATCGACCGCTTTGGTTGTCTGACGACCAGATAAGGAGACAGACATGGCAAAGAGAACCGACAACAGCGCCGCGATTTCCGGCTACATAGTTGGCCCGAACGCATCCTACGTCAACAAAGGAATTTCCTACGGACCCGGAGCAACGATTCCGGCGGAAATATTCACCGACAAAAAGTTTTTTGAGGCCGAAGTGTCCGCCGGGAAGATTATTCCGGTGTCCGCAGAGGCTGCCTCGTCTGGTAACGCGGATACCGGCTCCGGCAACGCAGGAGGGGACTCCGGCCAGAGCGGATCATCCGGTGATTCTACCGGAAGTGGAACCACCGGATCCGGCAACGGAACGGGCGAGCCCGATAAGGGATCGACCGGGACGGAAGGTCAGAAATGAATTTAAGGGCGCTCGCCGAGAAAGACCTCGCGTTTACGCTCGAGGGAATAGAGACCGGCGGAGCGTCCGAGTTCTCGCTTTTCGACAAGGCCGGAACCGAATATCAGCTTCGGGGAACCGTCGGGGATATAGGATATCTCCTAGACGGCGAGGGGAACGCAATACAAGGGCGGCAGATAGTCAACACTTTCAGGATGTCGACTCTGGCCGCCCTGACTTCGGAATCGCCAGCAAAAGGCAACAAAATTGTTCAGAAGGATCTATCCGGCAAGGAATGGACGCTTTTTGTCGTTCGTTACGAGCCAGATAGAACGATCGGTATCGGCAGGCTTGTGCTTGCATTGGATTTGAGTAAATGAGCGCCATCATCAACATGCTTTTATCAACACCTGATAATGTCGAATTAATTCGCGACCAGATCGGCGCGATCATTGCACTTGAGAGTGCTCACCAATACGAGTTGGCGACAAAAGCAAAAGTTGACGATGCAGAAGATTATGATATCGGCGTATACGTTGAAAACGCACGACCGTGGGATCTGACCGGCGAGAAAAAAGACTCTCCGTTTCCGCTCGTCAACGTAATGCTCGAAAAAGTTGTAAATGAAAGCGGAAGCAGCGCGGTAAGCACGCAGAAATATACCGCAACCTTTGACGTCGACTGCTATGGATGCGGAAATCTTGCAGACGGCGAAACAGATGACCAGAGGGCCGCTCGAAAAGCATGGAAAATTGCGAGAGTCGTCAGAAATATTTTGATGGCCGGAGAATATACCTATCTTGGACTACAGAAAATTAAGGACGTTCAGTGCGTGTCCTCGAGGAAAATAACGAAGATGTCCTCGGGCATCAGCGGAAATATGGCAGAGTCAGCGCAGGCTGTTATCGTGTGCAGGATTGAACTCGCCGTGACGTACTACGAATCGTCGCCCCAAGCGACTGGCGTGGAGATGGAACCGATGGTTTTTGCCTGCGAAGATTCGACAGGCAAGATCTTATTTAACATTTAAGGAGCAAACGCATGGGTGTATCGGCGTCAGCAGTCAGCCGGGTTGTCGGCGTAGACGTGCATTACAAGAACTTCAATTCGGGCAAGGCGCAGAAGCTTGCGCAGCGGCTCGCCGTGATTGGCGTCGGAAACTCTGACGCCGTATATGGCACGGACAAATACGAGGGCGAGGGATCAGCTGCCGTCGTCGGCGAGAAGTACGGGTATGGGTCTCCCCTGCACCTGGTCGCGCGGCAGCTTTATCCCGTTTCCGGAGGCGGCGCGGAATTTCCCGTCACCTTCTATCCGCTTATTCCCGCAGCGGGAGCAGCCGCTGCGTCCGGAGCCATTGGGCTGACGGGAAGCGCGGCAGCATCCGGAAGCGGGAAAATACATATCGGCGGGGTTTCCGCTGAATTCTCTTATGCGAAGGGCGCGGTGCCGGCTGACGTGCTTGCATCCGCAAAGATCGCGATAAACAGCGTGCTCGAAATGCCTGCAAAGGCCGGAGAGGTTGCGGCTGGATCGCTGCCTCTTACGTCGAGACACAAGGGGAAGAGTTCAAACAAGATATCTCTCGTGGTCGAATGCGACGACGCCGGACTTGTTTTCTCAACAACCGCCTTTACCGGCGGCGCGCTCGATCCCTCCGTGCAGGCGGCGCTCGATAAAATTGGACCTGTATGGGAAACCGTCATTCTCAACACCTTTGATTATTCCGACGCGTCCGTTCTTGACATTTTCCAGTCCTTTAGCGAGGCACGATGGTCGGTGCTTGAGAAAAAGCCGCTCATGGTCGCTCACGGATGCGTCGATGATTTCGCCACCAGAACGGCGATTTCCGACATCAGAAAAACGGACGCGGGAAACTTTCTGATCGTATCGGTTGGGTCGCGGGAACTCCCATGCGTTGTTGCGGCGAAGGGTTTGATTTCGGATATCATGACCACCGCGAACAGCAACCCTGCCTGCGGGTATCACGGTCTGTTGAGCGGCCTGAACTGCGGAAAGGATTCAGCGCAGGAAAACTACACCACGCGTAACCTTTCAGTACAGAAAGGGTCGTCGACCAACATAAAAAACGGAAGCGTCGCGGAACTCAACGACATCATCACGTTTTACCATCCCGATAACGAGGGGAAATACCCTTCGAAGCGGTATGTTTCCGATCTGGTAAAGCTCCAGAACATCGTCTACAACGTGCGGCTTATCATGGAGGCCGACGACCTCAAAGGAGCGCCGCTTGTTCCCGATACGACTCCGACGGTAAACCCCCGGGCCGTTCAGCCGAAAACAGTCAAGGCAAGTTTCTATAATCTTGCCGACTCGCTTGCCCGCGACGCGATTATCGCCGACGCCGACTTCACGAAGAAAAACATGACAGTCGGTATTGATAGCGAAAACCCGAAGCGCCTTAACGTGTCGTTCCCGGTAAAACTCTCCGGTAACGTAGAAATCAGCTCGACCGATGTATATTTCGGTTTTTATCTTGGAGGTGAATAATGAGTCAGTCATCGGGACCCCTCGAGTCTGCAACGCTTGCCGGACGACGCTTCGCGATCGACGCCGAAGCGGATGCGAAAATCATTATCGGTGGATACAAAAACGATGTCAAACCGAACGGAGACAAATCGTTCCGCATACTGAAGTCGCTGGAAGCGTCCGGAGTCGAAAGCATGCCGCTGCAATATGACAACGATCGCGGCGATCGCGAGTTTTTGCAGGGTCTTCGGGACGGTCTTGAGCCGTTCGATTTTTCATGCACCGAAGTCGACGGAACGATATATTCCGGGTCGATGCAGATTACTGACGACCTGAAATTCAGCACGAAGGAAGGAACCGTCGATGTTTCTGTCGCCGGAAAGATTGAGAAACAAGGTTAACAGACAAGGAGACCCAAAATGAACGATGAAAAAATAACACGAGAACTTGCCGAGCAGGAATTTATGAGTTACTGCGAGGCGAACGACATCGACTGCGATGAATCCGCAATGAATGAAGAAGATGCCACGGCATTTAAGCCGATCAAAGAATCCTTCATAAAGGCGTGCCGTGCGGGAAGGGTGGTCGTTGACGGAAAGAACATAGAATACACCATCAGTAGTTTCTCTCCGGAGGGTTATGCCGGAAACAAGCTGACGATCGGACGGCCGAACGGAAACGCGATGCTTGCAATGGATGGCTACAAAGACACCCAGTCTATGCACAAGCTGCAGGCGTATGCATCGGCTATTACGGGGAAGGAAACGAAGTATTTTTCCAACCTCGACAACTGCGACTGGATGTTTGTTCGCAACATCGCAACGCTTTTTTTATCCGCCTAGTTTCCGTTGTAGCAGTAAACGCTCGACGGAAACGGGTGCTCGGAATAAGCGGCGCACGAACGCAACTTACGCAGGTTTTTACGGACTATACGCTCGGGATCTCGTTTCGCGACATAACGCTGGACGAGGTCCGGTTTTTTTACGAACCGTTGGTTGATGGATTAATCGAGATCCAAAAGAACCGGGCGAGACAGGACAAGAAGGATCAGTGATGGCAAGCAAATATGCGATTGAAACAATTTTCAAGCTTATCGACAACATCACCGCTCCCCTCGATAAGGTTGGCGTTAAATCAAGCAAGGTGGGAAGCCGAATAAAAAACGATTTTGTTAACGCGCAAAAGTCGGTTGACGAATTCGGTAAAACCGCCCAGAAACGAATGGGCCAGTTTGCCCTTGCCGGAGCTGGAGCCGTAGTTGCATTCGCAGGCAAGGGTGTCAAAGACGCTCTTGAGTATCAAACTGCACTGGCGAAGCTGGGAACAATCGCAGACACGACGCAAGTGCCAATGTCCGAACTCGACAAGCAATTGATGACTCTGTCAAAACAGACGGGCGTTTCCGTCAGCGAGCTTACTGCCTCAACTTATGAGGCAATCTCGTCCGGAATTGACACGGCTTCATCAGTTCAATTCACCGGAGTCGCGTTCAAAGCGGCAAAGGCAGGCTTTACTGATACTGCAACAGCGCTGGACGGCCTCACAACGGTACTCAACGCGTACGGACTCAAGGCGGATTCCGCCGGAAAAATAACCGACCAAATGCTAATCGCTCAAAACCTCGGAAAGACGACGTTTGGAGAAATGGCCGCATCGCTCGGGCAAGTAATACCTATATCGTCCGCTCTCAATGTAAAAACAGAAGAACTCTTCTCTTCGATCGCGACGTTAACGTCGTTTGGCATTGGCACGGCAGAATCGATGACCGGCATGAAAGCCGCGCTGTCAAACATTATAAAGCCCACAGCACAGGCATCGAAACTCGCCCAAGACCTCGGACTTGATTTTTCCGCAACAGCACTGCAAAGCAAAGGGCTCAAGGGATTCCTTGACGGCGTAGCAAAAGCGACGGGGGGCGACCAGGAGAAAATGGCGACTCTATTCGGATCCGTCGAAGCCCTTAACGCGGTGACGGTTTTGACCGGCAAGGGCGCAGACTTGTTTGCAAAGTCCCTTGACCAGATGGCCACTTCTGCAGGCGCGACAGATGCGGCATTCGAGAAAATGAACTCGACCCCGGCAGAAAGAATGTCTCGCTCGATGAATAAAATAAAGCTAGCAGGAATAAACGCCGGAACGGCACTCCTTCCCGTTTTCGAGCGAGTGGCTGATAAAATTGGAAATTTCGGTGACAAACTGATGACCGTGAACTTCAAATCACTTGCAGATGGAGCTAGTTTTGCGCTTGATGTTATTGTTTGGCTGATAAATACGATATGGGCGCTCCGCGTACCAATTATAGCGATCGCAACAGTCGTCGGAATATATAACGCGGCACTTATTACCGCCGCAATTGTCGAAAAAGGCTTTGCGGTTGCAAGCGGGATAGCCAAGGCCGCAATGTTTATCGAGACGCTTGTTTGTCTTGGGCAGACTGCCGCACTCAAGACGCTCACCGCCGGAACACTGGCTCACAAAGTGGCGACGCTTGCCTTTGCGGCGGCGAATGGAATTGCGAGTGGAGCGACAGGGTTTTTTACTGTAGCAATGGGAGCATTAAACGCCGTGTTTGTTGCCAGTCCGATCGGGTGGATTGTTCTTGGAATTGTAGCCGCGATCGCGGCGCTTGTAGTAATAATCGTTCTTTGTGTAAAGCATTGGGATGCAATCACGGCCGCAATTGGCAGATTTTGTCAATGGGCGGAAAAAGTTGCACAGGAAATATGGACCGGCATCTGCAAGGCGTTTACCGACTTACGAGGTCTGGTTTCAGAAAATGCAAATAAGGTATTGGCGTTTATCACCATCTTCACTGGACCATTCGGAATGATCATATCCGTCGTTAAAGAATTACACGATAACTGGAGCGCAATAGTTGAAGCCTTTAAGACGGAAGGAATTATTGGCGGATTGATGAAGCTCGGCGGAGTTATCTTGTCTGGAATCCTCGCCCCGGTTCAAGGATTACTTGAAACATTATCGAAAATTCCCGGCATAGGAAATGTGTTTTCCGGAGCGCTTGATTCAATTTCAAGTTTAAGAAACGGACTGAAGGGTATCGACGACAAGTCGGTCGTTGCACGAGTTGACCTCCCAAAAAACGCAACTCTGCCAATCGATGCGCGGAACAGATTTGCCCAGCCGATACAGCAATACGCACTTCCGAAGGCCGCCGGAATGAGCGACGCCGAAAGATTTGCGATTTACGGAACTCCGCGACTGCTTACCACTTCAACGGGTGCCGCCGATTCGGCGATATCTCGCGAACAGGCGCAGCCGCTTACAGCGCCTATTACGACGGGAGAACGTGCAGCATATTCGCGCTCGGATTCGTATCAGCATGTCGGCATCACAGTCGGTACTGAACGAGGGGCTACTGCCCGAGTTTCCGATGGATCGAAACCTGCAGGGTTGAACATTACCCGGTCGGGAGGTTTTTAATGTGGACAGAGAAAGTACAAGAAGGAAAATATACGTCCCCAAGCGGAAAAAGTTTTACCTTTCTGTATGAAGACGTAACGAAAGAAACAGACCTCAAAACGGCAACATTTACATTCCCGAGCAAAGACGGAGCGCACATTCAGTCAAACGGCCGCGCAGGGAGACGATTCCCAATATCGTTAATATTTAGCGGCACCGATTGTTTTGACGAGGCCGATGCCTGCGAAGCTGCGCTCGAGGAAAAGGGCGTTGCCGAATTACAGCATCCCGTTTATGGCACTCGCAAGGTTGTTCCGACGGGAACGATCAAGAGAAGCGACCGTCTCGTCAGCGGAGCGAATGAATCAATCGTCGAGGTTGTGCTTGCAGAAACCATCGTTGATACGGATTTTCCGGAATCAACAACGGCCGCTTCTGACGTTGTAGACGAGAAGATGAGCGCGTACGAAGAAGCGGCCGCGTCGGATTTTGCTGAGAACTTCTCTGCAGAAAATGCCAGCGAAAGCATAAAAGGCACGACAATATTCAAGGACCAAAAGCGTATAACAACGGATGCGTTAAAAAAAATAGCGAAGAAGGATCCGAGCGCGTGGGAAAAATACATATCAATTGCCAAAGGGCTCGACGCTTCTATCGATAAGGTGTTTACAAACGCTTTGAATGTTGCACGGCAAACACTGAATCTTATCAAAACACCGTCACGGCTGCTGATTAATGCAATGGCGAAGCTATCTGGATATTCGGATTTAATTAATCAGATAAAAGATCAATATGCAAACGATCCTCTCGGGATCAATAACATTCGGAATCAGTTTGCGGTATCGCGCCTCAACGCCTTCACTGCTCTTGCCTGCATAGCGAGCGGAACGGCAATATCATCTACAAGCGATAAAACATCCCGAGCAGCGAACGCCCAGAACGACAGCGATGAAGCTGACGGGGTGCCCGGAAGTCGCGGAGCGTTCGCTACTCGAGAGAATATGCTCGAGATAGCGGACGCTCTGGTTGAATTACTTGCAGGAATGCAAGAGTTTCAAGATTCAGCAACGTCAAAAAACGCCTTTGTAGATACCGGGGAGTCATACGAGTGTCTTGTTGCAGTCGTATATTCATCGGTCGCACTGATCACGCAGGCGTCATTTTCCCTTCCTTTCCGGCGGACGTTCGTGCTTGGTGAAGACAGGCAATGTCTGGAGCTTGTTGCCGAGCTTTATGGCGACCTCTCAAAGATTGATGATTTTATCCAGGACAACGACCTGACCGCCGACGAAATCGAAATAATGCCAATGGGACGGGAGGTGGTGCACTATGTCGAAGTCTCATAAGGTCGGTTCGGGAGAAACGCTCGGAGAAATTTCGATAAAATATTATGGCGTATTCGGGAAGTGGACGAAAATACGCGATGGGAATTCTCAACTTTCTGGAAGAAAAAAAGCTACGGACGGGTCGCCGCTTATTTATCCCGGAGACATACTCATCATACCGGACACTGATGAAAAGGCTCCTGATAAAATTGACGGTACCGCAACAGAGCTGTCTAAAAACGGAGACGTTGACTTTGCATTGCTTGTTGGCGGGAAATTGTTTTCCGGCTTCACGGGATTCAGCCTTAGCTTTCCCGTTGATTCGCTCGATACCTTTTCATTCTCTGCGCCGTTCGACGACAGCGTTGCAGATTTTCGAGAAGCGTTCCGTCCGTTCACCTATAAAAAATGCGCAGTTTATTACAAGAAGAAAATTGTATTTACCGGAAAATTACTGACGCCAAATCCAGACGTTAGCGAGGAATCAAAATCAATAAATCTCAAAGGATACCCACTTTGCGGGATACTTGATGATTCCGCACTCCCTGTATCGAAATACCCTCCGGGATATTCAGGAATGACCCTTGAATCTATCGCCAATGATGCTGCTGGCGCATTCGGCCTTTCCGTTGTTGTAAAAAACGACAACGGGTCCATATTCAAGAAGGTTGCGTATGAGCCGGAAGACAAAGTGCTTCCGTTTCTCACAAAGCTCGGCGAACAGCATGGACTTATTTTTACAAATAACTCCGAGGGAAACCTGCTTTTCTGGAAGGCAGGTTCTTCGAGCGTTGTGGCAACATTCAAAGAAGGTGAACTACCCTTTGTCTCCTGTACTCCGGATTTTGATCCGCAAAATTTCTTTTCTCATATAACCGGATTCTCAAAAACAGAGAAAGATAAAAAAAGCAAATCATATACATACGAAAATAAATATCTTACAAAACGCGGCGTTCTTCGGCAGTTTTCATTCGTTGCAGACGACACCGAATCAAGCGATCTTGAGTCGGCGGTAAAAGCAAAAGCCGGACGGATGTTTGGATCGGCTGTTGTTTATAAGCTTGTCGTCGAAGGCGTCGAGGACAAATACGGCAATCTATTTGCAAAAAACACACTCGTTGCAGTTGTCTCTCCCGGCGCAATGATATATCGAGAGACAAAATTGCTGGTCAAGCAGGCAGACATAAAACGAAACGACAAGGACGGGCGAGTGACCGAGTTTACTCTTGTATTGCCAGGATCATATAACGGAACACTTCCGGAGGATTTCCCGTGGGAAGAATAGGAACATTGCTGAAGAGCGAGATAGGGAAGTTTATCGAGTTATGTGTTGAAACACGCGCTGGATATAACCAAGACGCAGACTTGTTCGGGATGAGCGGAGAGGATTCTCCGCCGCTTCCGGATGAAAGGATAATACTCGTTAAAATTGACGGTACCGGGAATTATGCAGCAGTCGGTGTTCTTACCGCATCACAAGGGGCGAAGCCGGGCGAGAAAATATTTTACGCTCGCGATCCAGACGCGAAAATTGTTTCGAAGATCATGATGTTAAATGATGGATCAGTATCGGTTGAGGCGGATAGCGATATATCTGTAACGACAAAAAAAGGGCTATCAGTAAAGGCAGACGGCGACGTTAAGGTAAATGCAAAAAACACCGAAATAAGTTCGCCTGCCGTCAAAATTACCGGCGGAACCCTTGAAGTAAAAGGATCGGTTGAGCCCGATGGCAACGGGCCTTTTATCGCAATTAAGGCGTGCCCGATATCCGGAGCGACTATTTGCGGGTCGAAGGCGTCAGGGACATAAAGGAGTTTTATATGCCAATGAGCGAAAGTGTGCTAGGACCGAAAATAGCCGCACGAATATCCGGAGCGTTTGGATGTGCTCCTTCGCAGGCGGTCGTCGATTTGTGGACAGGGATCGCAAAAGACATCCTCGACGAAGTTAAAGCGGGCGACGTAACAACAGCAGTGACCGGATCGAGCGCGTCTGGTGGACCAGTGACTGGCACAGGAACAGGGAAAGTTTCCTAACTGTGTATAAGTAGTTAATAGTGGGGATTAGTAGTGGAAACTGTTGATAACTTTGAAGGCGACATGGACGTTTGCACAACCGCAGATGGCGGCGATGTTACCATCCAAGACGGATTATTTGTCTGCGATCGCGGTTTTAGAACAGCAATTTATCTTTCTCTTTTCGGCGGCAACGAGAGCGATGACGGAAAAAACACAGCTAACAAATCGTGGTGGGGAAATATGATTTCAGGAACGAAGCTTGCCGAAAAATACGTGTCTCGATTCCAGAACATCATCACATCTCTTCCAATGTCGACAAAGAATATAAAACTGGCAGAAGATGCTGCGCTTATTGATCTCGACTGGATAAAAACAGAAGGGATAGCTGATTTGATCGAATCATCAGGATCCGTTTCAGGGAAAAATATATTTTGCTTAATAGTCAGGTTAAAAAAGAAAGGCATACTATTGTTTGAAAATGAGTATCGACTGAATTGGGAGGCTGTGCAAAATGGCGTACGAAAATAAAACAGTTGAAGAAATATACGCACTGCTTTCCGCTGGAGCAGAACAAGAATTCAATAAAAAGTTTCGCCTTCTCCCGAAATCTTTTTTACACGTTATTTTCAAAGTTTTTTCCGGTGTTTATATCGTCCTTTACAAGCTTATTGGCTGGTATTTTTTGCAGATGTTTCCCGCAACCGCGTCTTGGAAAACGATCACCGTGCTCGGGGTCAGTATTCGCCCGCTCGTGCGATGGGGCGTTTTGTTGGGCGTAGGGGAACCGGATCAAGCGACGCAATGGGAAGGGCTCGGGACTGTAGGGGTTGTTTCGATCGGTTCGGTTCTTGACTCTGGAACGCAACTCAAGAGCACTCTGACGGGCAAGGTTTATCTTGTTGCCGAAACCATTACGCTTGGATCCAGCAGTGTAATCGCAAAATTTTTATGTGCGTCAACTGGGACTGTTGGGAATCTGTCTGTGGGCGACGAACTTGAATTCGTAAACCCACTTGGGTTTGTTTCAAAGACCGTCACCATTTCATCCGTCACCATCACCGCGATTGATCCAGAAACCGAGACACATTATAGAAATCGCGTCGTCAACAGGTATCAAGTTCAACCGCAGGGCGGGGCGCTCTCTGATTATCGAAACTGGGCGGCAGGCGTTGATGGCGTCCGTCAAACGTATATATACACGGACGAAAACACCGCAACCGGTGTTTTGATTTTTGTCGCAGGCGATCCCGACGTATACCCGGACCGAATCGCAACAACAGCACTGTGCAAAGCCGTTGGATCTGCATGTACATACGACCCGGACACCGGGAAAGCAACGAGAAAGCCAGTTGGAGCGACGCTGGACCCGGCAAACGACGGGAGCTACCGCAACATAGCGTCGGTCAGCGTGAAAGGATTCATTGTGTATATAACGGGACTTTCAGGAGTTGACGCTTCGGATTTTGCCGCTATCGCAAAGCCGCTTGTTTCAGATCACTTTCTGTCACGAGAGCCGTATATTCGCGGCCTGTCGACGGACAACGTTATCGAGAACAAAGTATCGGCAAATAATGTCGCAAGCATAATCAACGAGGCTGTCCTCTCTCTCAAGGCAGAATATGGCACCGTGTTGATAAAACAGGGCGGATCCACGGTTGATAGTTATGAACTCCAGAAGGGAGAACTCGTGAACTTATCGGGTTTTTACGTGAACGGGGTGGCATATTGAGTGAATCATTCAGGATGATTCGGTCGCTTTTCCCAAAGGGGAAAGTGTTTCGACTTGTCATCGACAACAACTTAAAAAAACTGATTAAGTCATTGGCGGTTCTTCCGGCCGACATCAGAAAGGAAGTCGAACTCGCTTATTCGGACATTTTTCCGGACACCACGCGTTATCCAGAAATGTGGGAAAAAACGTTTGGAGTTCTATTCAGCGAGTCGCAGCTCACGAAGCGACGCGCAATACTTGATGCGCTATGGAAGCTTAATGGAGGCCAGAGCGCATATTGGATTCAATACCTCCTTCAGCAAGTTGATGAAAAAATCGAAGTTGTTGAAAATACTCCAGTGAGAAACCCTCGCGATAGTAACGTCGCATCGGCATCGGTTAACTTCAATAAAATAATGAATAACGGCGATCACAGGGCCATCAATAATTATCGCGTGGGAGACGAGACGTTTGTGCCAACCGTTCTCGTAAACGGAAAAAGCGATCTTTACTCGATACCGAATGATTCCCGTTTTTGGGAATCGTGTTTTTTTGTGTGCGGCGGCGTTTCGAGAAATTCGCGAGGAGAAATCTTGTACGTCACCAAGATCACGGTTAATGCCGTATGGAAAGAATACGTTGAATACCTCGTTCTCAAAATAAAGCCGGCGCACACCCGTGCAGTAATGTTTATCGAGTGGACGAATTAAGGAGCAGCCATGATTAAAATTGATGCGACGTATAGCGATTATCGCGATGACAGCGATCCTGATTATCCAGGAGGAAAAGCCGTCGACGCTTCAACAACCGAAAGCCTCGACGGAACGCCGTATAAACAAAACTGGATGAATGACATTAACGGCTTCCGTCAAGCACTCTGGGTTGCTGCGTTTGGATCGATCGATGGCATGAGCGGCGTTCCCGATCGCGTTGGCGCTTCCGACTCGCTCAAGTCGATGATCAAACTAATTGCCAACATACACGACGGGATGTATAAAAGCGTAACGATAACAGGGGAGGAAACCGTCGTAACGTGGGCCGCTCTCGGACTTTCAGAGGCAACGTACCAGATAGTTGTCCAGGCGGCCGGAAATTACCCCGAATTTCTGCCGTTTGGATATTCGCTTGCCGGTGATGGTGTTCATATTTTCCCTCACAGGCTTGTAGACGGAAAAATCATAAACTCGACCAGACGAAAGAAATGGGGATCGTGCAAGTGGGGTTCGATAAAGTGGGGGGCATACGCAAGCATGCCCGTAAATATAATCATAAAGGAGGTCACGGCATGATAGGGATTCCGCAGACTCTTAACACCAAGACGGACTGGCTGAATGCATTCGAAATCGCGAAAGGTGATTCGGCTACCGCTTCTGTTTTTACGGCAAGGCTGAAGGCGTTGCGTGACAACAGGCAAATCAGGACGCTCAAAAAATCGAGCGAATCGAAGTCGGCAGATAATCAGACGCCGGACGATTACGAGCTAACCGATGACCCCGGAGCGGAAATCTTTCGCCTCGGGTTTACGGTTGCTGCAGTTGAAAAAATGATAAAGGAGCTTGCATGAGTTTTTATCATTACTCGGATCTCGTGGACGACGCTTCCGTCTCTTGCCTTCCGGAGTCGGGAAACTTCAAATGTCCGGGAGCGTTTTTTATTTACAAGAAAAACCCGTTTGCATACGATGCAAACGTGGTTGTAATTAAAAAAGGAACCGGCATCGATCTGTATGTCAATTCGGCGTGGGAGCAGTTTGTTAATCGAGCCGATATCGAACTGACCGCAGCGGACATGGATGACGCCTCGGCGTTTGTAGTCGGAACCGACTACTATGTCTATCTTACGTGGAATGGAGTGGCTCCCGGCGTAAAGATTTCGGCAAACTCGACTTATCCGGCTGGCTTCAATGCCTCAAACTCGCGAAAGATCGGCGGTTTCCATTATGGCCACATCAGAAAAGTTTCAGCGGACGACCTGTGGGTTCCGATTGATTCGACCGGCGTACCATTTGGCGCGAATGGTATTATCTGGCAGAAAAACGTAACGATCGGCATTGTCCCGAACAGCGTTTGGGATCTCGCCAATCGCCCTCGCTGCTCTCCGGAAGGCATGGTTAAGGTCGGAGACATGTGGTACGACATCTACAAGGCATCAGCAGCCGAGACCGTTTCCTTTCAGGGCGGAACAAACGGTCTCCATGTCATTGCCGGTCGCCTTCAGTCAAAATACGGCCAGCTTCCAATAACCGGAACGGAAGGCCTCCACTGGTACAGCTTTAATGAATTGGCGACCAGGATCGGTAAACGCCTTCCGTCATACGGCGAACGTATTCGCGCCGCATACGGTAATCCGGGAGGAGAAGCCGCCGCCGACAATTACGGATGGACAAAAACGACGAATACCACGCGCGCCCGCATTGGAGCCTCTGTCAATGCGACAACCGGCCTCTACGATGCCGCCGCAGGAATCAAGCCGTTTGCCGTCAGCGCGTACAATCTTATCGATTGCATAGGCAACGTGTATGAATGGCTCGACGAATTATCAATTCGGCAAGATTCCACCTCGTGGAACTGGCAGGACGTTCTTGGAGCAGATAAAGGACAGGCATATCTTCCGAACAATATCGGATTGTCTGCCTTTATTGCAGGCGGCGGCTGGGGTGAGGGCGTGAACGCTGGTCCGCGCACGGTCAATTTGGACGGCTATCCGTGGAACGTGAGCACGGGCGTCGGGTGCCGCCTCGCCTGTGACGCGCTTTAGCGCGTTTCTGGCATCTGGAATCTGCATGTCTCGACCGCAAGGAGGTTGATCGTGGAAGTGGGAGAAAAGAACCGATATCTCTTCGGAAAAGTTGACAACCTTGTTTTATTTCAGAAGTTCGAAGAGTTTGTTGAATATTTTTTCCCTATTGTTGATCGCTTCCCGAAAACAGAAAAGTTCGCGCTTGTGTCTCAAATTAAAAATATCTGTTATGAGATTCAAAAAAGTATCATAAGTGCGAACAGAATGGAAGATAAGCGGCCGGGATGGAACAATGTTGATATTTCCCTCGAGATGCTTCGATTTTTCGTAAGGCACTCGAGGAAAAGAAAATTTCTTTCGCCAAAAAGCTACGAGACTGCTGAAAAGAAATTGGCGGAAGTGGGTCGCATAATCGGCGGCTTGATGAGGGGGTAATCGGTGTAAGCAGGCGGCAACTGGAATGAGGGCGTGAACGCTGGTCCGCGCACGGTCAATTTGAACAACTATCCGTGGAACGTGAACACGAACATCGGGTGCCGCCTCGCCTGTGACTATTTGACATACAATACAACAGATCCATGAAATCACGGTTTCATGGACAGTGACAATGACTAGAAATCGTCAGATCGGTTATCCTTGCCCGTGTTGGCAAAAGTAGGCTGTCGGTGCACTTACGGGTGCGCCGATTTTTTGTATCAGGGAATCATGCTCAACATTAAATATTCAGACATCTATGATTACGAGAATTTGTATCAGGCGTATCTTCTTGCAAGCAAGCAGAAGAAATATAGAAACAGCGTACTCCGGTTTTCCTATAACCTTGAAGAGAATCTTATTGCTCTTCAAAATGAGTTAATCTGGAAGACGTATAAAGTCGGTAAGTATCGCCGGTTCAAAGTAATAGAACCCAAAGAGCGATTAATATCCGCGCTTCCATTCAGAGACAGAATCATCCAGCACGCCTTGTGCCGCGTTATAGAACCGGTGTTTGAAAGCGCCATGATTGAAGATTCATTCGCTTGCAGAAAGGGAAGAGGATCGCTGGCGGCCGCAAACCGGCTGTCTTATTTCATGGGACGACCATCTTCAACCCGTTATTTGAAATGCGATGTTTCAAAATATTTTTATTCCGTCAAGATTCCGATCTTAAAAGAGATTGTGAAAAAATGGTACATCTGCGATGAAGATGTTTTATGGATTCTCTTCAGTATTTATGACGCAGAGAATAACGAAGACGGTCTTAAAATCGGAAACCTTGTTTCGCAATTATCCGCAAACGTATATTTGCACGAACTTGATTTTTACTTGAAGACGAAGCTGCGCGTGAAGTGTTACGTGAGATACATGGACGACTTTATCATCCTTGATAATTCAAAAGAGCAATTAAGAAAATTGCTTTCTTTGATCGAATTATTTCTCGACAAAGAACTTCAACTCAAATTAAACGAAAAAACAATGATAGGCGTGTGTCGCGCCGGTATCGAT